AAACCCTGATTGATCATGGTGCGAGACGTGCAGGCAAACTAGCCGAAGAGTTGACCTCTGAGCAACTTGTGTCCGCTCGTCAGTCGCTGAGCTTCTTGCTTCAGAACCTGATCAACATTGGGATCCAGTATTTCGCCATTGATAAGATCGTTTTGGGCGTTTCTCCGAACAATTACATATACACCCTACCCGCAGGTGCAAACGACGCTCTAAACGTGCTCTATCGCACCATGAGTCGCCCTAGCGCGAGCTATACGTCCTCTGCGGGTGGTACGGTTGGCAACGTGGGTGACAACGACGTAGACACGTTTTGCTTACAGACAAGCGCGAACGGCAACATCTCAGCTAATTTTGGAACAAACCAAGACATCTATGCTGGCTCCATCGGTATCCTGCCGTACATAGCAGGGGGTGGAAGCGCAACATGGACGCTGACCCTCGAATATTCGACTGATAACAGCACGTGGACGACGCTTCAGAACCTTGGCGCCGTAGCTGTGACGGATAACCAGTGGATCTGGACTGATATAAACCCCGGCCAAGCCGTGCAGTACTACCGCGTACGCGCCTCTGGTGGCACTACTTTGGCTTTGCGTGAGTTCTACGTTGGAAATAATTCCACCGAGATCACCATGTCTCGCCTAAACCGCGATGACTACACAAACCTGCCAAACAAGAACTTCACATCAAACCAACCTTTTCAATTTTGGTTTGACCGCACTATTCCACTGCCCTCGTTGTACTTGTGGCCTGTCCCCAGTGACCCATTCGTGCAGATCACTGTGTGGTACAGCAAACAGATCATGGACGTGGGTTCGCTGACAAACGAGCTGTACATCCCCACTCGTTGGTACGAGGCGACGCTGATGATGTTGTCGCATCGGATGGCGCTTGAGTTGCCCGGCGTCGATATGGCGCGCATCCAATACCTTGAAGGTCAAGCCGAGAAGTACCTGAACCAAGTTGAGCAGGAAGAGCGTGATCGTAGCCCAATCTATCTGGCGCCTAACATCTCGGTGTACACAAGATAATGCCAACCTTTCTCGATACTCGTGGAAACGCTACTCTTTCTATTGCAATTTGCGATAGATGTAGGATGAAGCGCGCTCACGACGAGATGAGACCTGACCCCAATTTCCCCGGCCTCCAAGTCTGTGGGCAAAACTGCGCAGACGAGAAAGATCCCTATAGACTTCCAGCCCGTAAAACTGAGAGAATAACGATCAGATTCCCACGTCCTGACGTGAGCGTTGCCGCCAATGACAACAACATTGTCACTACCCAAAACGGTATCACTGGTGGTAGCTTTATCATCTCGACCGAAGGTAACGATCAGGATCCTGAGAACAACGGTAACCTAGACCAACTGAGCCCATAATATGTCCGCACAAGTAACGATCACACAATTACCTGCCGCTGGTGCGATTACTGGTACAGAATCTGTTCCTATCGTTCAGAACGGTCAGACCGTACAGACTACGACAGGTGCTATCGCCGCGTCTCCTGCACTAACGGCAACATTCTTAACAAAGAACCAAGAGCCAACACTGGCAAACAGTCGTTACTTATCTACCAACACTGGCGTTACCTTGGTGGATGGTGGTGCTCAGTCTTTCTATCAAATTGCGCTGACTGGCGCAGTTTCCGAATTGAATGCACTTGGTGGCGGCATTGTCGTCAAGAACGGTGCAGGTTCTTTGGTTAACCGCTCCATAGCCGCTACAGGCGCTGGCTTACAGGTTTTAAATGCCGATGGTACTGGTGCTAACCCAACACTTGAATTAACTGGCGTAGCGGCGGCTGTAGCTAACCTTTCTGGTACTGGCATGTTGGCGATGGTCAGCGGCGGAACTTCCGTTGCTGGTCGTGACCTTACTGGCACGGCAAACCAGATCACAATTGCAAATGGTAATGGCGCGTCAGGTAACCCAACTTTTGCGATTGCCGCGGATGCGCAGTTGCCCGGCACTGGCGGGGTCGTCCTTCCCAAAGGCACAACCGCTCAGCAACCCGCAGGCATTGCAGGTCAGTTCCGTTTCAATACTGACACACAGACCTTTGACGGTTTTGCATCTGGCTCGTGGAATCAATTCTCACTGGTTGGTGGCGTAACGTCTTTCTCTGCTGGTGGCACAGGTTTCACTCCTTCCTCGGCTACTGGTGGCGTGGTTGTTTTGGGTGGTACGCTTAACGTATCCAACGGCGGTACTGGTACAGGATCTTTGACTGGTTACGTCAAAGGAAATGGCACATCTGCCATGACAGCTTCGGCTACTGTTCCAACTACTGACTTGTCTGGATCAGTCACCAACGCTCAGTTAGCCAACAGCTCAGTTACCTTTAATGGTGTATCTGTTGCTCTTGGCGCTTCAGGCACTATCACATCAAACACAACAAATGCCTTGACCTTTGGCACTGGCATGAGCGCTGGCTCATTTAACGGCTCGACTGCAACAACGATCAACCTTGCCAACACTGCTGTGACAGCAGGTGCTTATGGCGCGGCGTCTAAAACCCTAACCGCTACTGTTGATGCGCAAGGTCGCTTAACAGCTTTGGCTGATACAAATATTGCGATTGCTAATACGCAGGTTTCTGGTCTTGGTACTATGTCCACCCAAAATGCAACTGCTGTAGCGATCACTGGTGGAACAATCAACGGAACAACCGTTGGAGCATCAACTCCCGCGGCTGGTACGTTCACAGCATTAGCTACGACGACTGGCACGGTTACCACTGCACCAACTGCCGCGACGGACATTGCCAACAAGCAATACGTAGACGGTCTTGTGGCGTCTGGCATACACTTCCATGCGCCAGTGCGCGTTGAGTCTCCAACTCCGCTTACTGCGACCTACAACCAACCGGGCGGGGCTGGAGTCGGTGTTGGCGCTACATTGACCAACGCAGGTGCACAAGCCGCTTTGGTAATTGATGGAGTCACTCTTTCTGTCAGTGACCGAGTACTGATTTATACCCAAACAAACGCCACTCAAAACGGCGTCTATGTGGTGACTAGCGTAGGTTCTGTTTCAACGAATTGGGTTTTAACTCGTTCTTCCGATACCGACACGTATGGACTTACTAGTGCATCAACGCTAGGTGAAGGTTCAACTTTCTTTGTTCAACAAGGCGCAACTGGTGCTGGCGAAACCTACACCTGCAACACTTCTGGCGTTATTGTATTCGGCACAACAAACATTACGTTCGCTCAAATCAGCTCTGCGCAAATCTACAGCGCAGGAACTGGTCTTACGTTGTCTGGTACAACTTTCAGTATTACCAATACTGGTGTTACCGCCGCCTCTTACGGAACTGCCTCTCAAGTTCCCACTTTGGCGATCAACGCACAAGGTCAGATTACCAGTGCCAGCGACACAGCGATTGCGATTAACGCCAACCAGATCACATCTGGAGCTGTAACGAACGCACAGTTGGCGAACAGCGCGGTAACGGTTAACGGCACATCCATCGCTTTGGGTGCGTCTGGAACAATCACCGCCGTCAATCCCAACGCCTTGACAATAGGCACAGGGCTGACAGGAACGAGCTATGACGGCTCCGCGCCGATCACCATAGCCTTGGGTACGTCAGGTGTCATTGCGGCTACCTACGGCTCTGCATCACAGGTTCCTGTGTTCGCCGTCGATACCTACGGTCGCGTGACATCTGTCACCAACACATCTATCGCAATTGCCGCAGGCGCCGTATCAGGTCTTGCCGCTTCTGCAACGACTGACACAACCAACGCCGCCAACATCACCTCTGGAACGCTTCCTACAGGTCGAATCAGCGGCTCCTACACTGGAATTACTGGTGTGGGTACGTTGACAGCGGGAACGTGGAACGGTACAACTATTGGCGTTGCTTACGGTGGTACAGGGTTAACAGCTACGCCATCCAACGGTCAGTTGGCTATCGGTAACGGGTCTGGCTACTCCCTAGCCACTTTGACCGCTGGTACAAATGTCAGCATCTCAAACACTGCTGGTGGCATCACGATCTCTGCAACCCCCGCCGCTGGTGGTACGGTGCAAAGCGTGGATGTGTCTGGCGGTACGACTGGACTCACAACATCTGGTGGCCCAGTCACCGTAACGGGCACGATCACCCTTGCTGGCACATTGAATGTGGCAAACGGTGGTACAGGCGCAACCACCCTATCTGGCTATCTGTTTGGCAACGGCACAAGCGCTGTCTCCGCATCGACCACGATCCCTAACACGGCGATTACTGGCTTAGGTACAATGTCCACGCAAAATGCAGGTACTGTTGCGATAACTGGTGGGACAATTAACGGCACATCGATTGGTGCGACAACAACATCAACTGGTGCATTTACAACATTGAACGCCACGACTGGCATCTTCGGGGGTACATTCTAATGGCACAAGCAGGCTTTACGCCCATTTCACTTTACTTCAGTAGCACTGCGTCGGCTGTTCCTTCGTCTGGTAACCTTGCCAACGGAGAACTCGCGCTCAACATTGCTGACATGAAGCTGTACGCAAAGAACAGCGCAGGCGTTGTGACTTTGTTAGCATCCAATAGTTCAACTGGAGCCACTGTATCTAGCGTTGCGGTATCAGGCGGTACAACAGGTTTAACCACTTCAGGGGGCCCAATTACATCATCTGGAACGATCACGCTTGCAGGTACGCTAGGTACAGCTAACGGCGGTACAAACCTTACGTCGTTTTCTTCTGGTGGTTTAGTTTACGCATCATCGTCAAGTGCATTGGCGACTAATTCTGTTTTAACATTTAACGGCACATCTCAACTTGTATTAAATCCTGCAAGCGGCACTGATACCTACATTCTCGCAGGCGCAAGCGGGATTGCGGCAACCTATATAGGCGTAAATACTAGCGGATCAACAAATGGGCAAGGCGTTGTTTCGGGCGTAGGCTATCTCACGGTGTCTGGTGGGTACCCATTGGTTGTTACAACTAATGGAGTTGAGCGTATTCGCGCAACAGCCGCAGGCAATGTAGGTATTAGTACAAGTTCGCCTAACTTTAAAACTCACATTAGCACAGGTTCAACAACATCAATAACGCAACCCACGGCGGGAAGTTATGGTTTGTATGTGCAACAAAATACCTCTGGTAGCGTTGGCGGTATTTACATCCAAGATGGCGCTTCTAATTCTGGCCCTTCACTTTTTATCGCAGATAACAACGGGTTGGCTCGATTTATCGTTGATACAGATGGCAATGTAGGTATTGGCGTTACAGCTCCCACGCAAAAAGCAGAAATAGCTGGGACGTTGAGAATTAAAAGCGCAAATGCAGATGCCAATGGTTTGAATCTAAGTAGTGATGCAGGTGGAATTGGATACATTAACGCGGGATATGCGTCTGTTGGATCAATCGCATTACAAACTGTCAGCACAACTCGATTTTTGATCGGCCCATCAGGTCAATTTGGTATTGGCGGTGCAACATACGGCACAGCAGGTCAAGTGTTAACATCTGGCGGCGCAAGCGCGGCACCTACTTGGGCAACAGCAGGTGGTGGTGGCGCTTCTGCTATGGTTGTTTACACATCTTCCACAACTTTTACTATTCCATCAGGAAAAACAACAATTAAAGTTACTGTTGTTGGTGGTGGCGGTGGGTCTAGAAATGGCTCTAAAGGTGGCGGTTTTGGCGGCGGCGGTGGAGGTGGAGCCGCAATTCAATACTTTACAGGGTTGACGCCCGGCAACACGCTTACCGTTACAGTAGGCGCGGGAGGAACTGTCGGCGGCAATACCGGAGGCACATCTAGCGTTTCTTCTGGTACTCAATCTATTACTACAGTACAAGCTACTGGGGGTGATGGCGGCCCAGCAAATCAAATGGGAGGCGCTGGTGGCATTGGAAGTGGTGGAGCCGCAAATATGAAAGGCGGAGCAGGTACTTGCGTTTTGGGTGCAAGTGAGCGCCAAGGAGGAGTTGGTGGTAGCTCAATTTATGGTGGTGGTGGCAAAGGTGGTGTAAATGCTACTAGCAACGGTGAGGCTGGGGGCGCGTATGGTGGCGGCGCAGGTGGCGGCGCTGGTAGTAGCAGGGCTGGTGCGGCTGGCGCGGTTGGCGTTGTGATCATTGAGTACTAAGGAGAAATTGTGAGAGCACACGTTATTGAAGATGGTGTAGTGGTGAATTCAATTATTGTTGATTCATTGGACTTTATGCCGAATTTGGTCGAAGATGATGGTAAAGCTGGTATTGGGTGGCTTTATCAAAATGGCGAATTCATCAACCCCAACCCAGAAGTAACAATTCCAATCACAAAATTATGAATAAACCTGAAGTAAAAATTGGCTGTGTAGCTAACTTATACAGCTTAATGATGCATTTTAAAAAAAAAGGCGACACAGAAAATGGTCACGTTCACCAATTTGATCATCTAACGCTACTTGCGTCAGGCGCTTTAAAAGTGACAGTTGATGGAGTTGTTACGGAGTTCAAAGCTCCTCACATGATTTATATCCATAAAGACAAATACCATGAGCTGATGGCTCTTGAAGACAATACTGTTGCATATTGCATTCATGCTTTGAGAGACATAAACACGATGGACATTATTGACCCAAGCATGATTCCTGAAGGCGTTGATCCTGTTCTTACTTCTTTGCCTGTAAATAAATTTCGTTAACTAAAAGGAAAAACTATGAAACTGCAACTACCTATCGAAACAGCAAACCAAATTTTGGGCTACTTGGGTACACGCCCCTATCAAGAAGTCTTTCACCTGATTCAAGCAATTCAGGACGCGGCAAAGCCTCCAGAAGCTGAAGCCCCCAAGGTTGAAGATGGATCAGGCAACTGAGACCAAGCTTGCCGTGCATGAAGCCATCTGCACGGAGCGCTATAACAGCATAGATCGCTCTTTGCGAGCTGGGGATAAGCGCATGACCAAGATTGAGTACCTCTTGTATGGGGTAATCGTGTGCGTTCTGTTCGGGCCGGGCGTCGCTGGCGAGCTCCTCAAAAAGGTTTTGGGGCTATAGCATGTGGGATTGGGTCGAAGCATTTATTGCGGCGACTCTTCTAGTTGCCTTTGTCATTTATGGCACGTACATAATTGTATGGAGTTTGGTGTGATAAATGCGTTGGCTCATTCTGTTACTGCTATTAGTTTTGGCTGGAGCCGTAGCCAAAAATGGTTGTTATGTGCGCGAGTTCTACGGAATAGCGTACACCATCCACAACCCTTCAGAGCGACATCAACAGATGTCAATGTGGTTAACAAACAATGTGCGGTTTTGCAGAAGCCAAGACTTGGTGGTCATTTGGAACAATCTGTCCGAGTGGGCGGGTTCAGCGGATTCAGCGGAGCTTAGGGGTAAGGTCGTTCATGGGTACAAAGATGCGCTTGATCGGGAAAAGAAGTGAAGATCAGTTACGACAAATGGTATCCAGTGGTGCAACCAAATCCACCAATGCAATCAGAAGTGTTTGCCAAACGGGTGGAAAGGTTAGACGCTGAGAGGGCTGTGCAGGTACAGATTGACCAACAGGTGAAGAAGTTTCACCAATATGAGTATGAGATTTATGAATACAGGATGCGTCAGATAACGCTGAACATTGACATCACAAACCTTAAACGCCAAATTGACAAACTTGTATGACCAGAAAACCGATACCCAGACAGGTCAAGAAACCTCAGATAGAAACAAAGGAAAAGCTGACGTTGTGGGTCACCCTTATGGTAAGCACAACCCTATGTATCTCCGTATTGGCCATGGTGGTCAGCTTTATGTTGGGTCTGTGGGCGAAGGAAGTGGACAACGCAGAGATTTTCAAAATGATTTCACCCGCTTTTTCTACTCTTATAGGCGGCATGATTGGGTTCCTGTCTGGTATCAAACTCATGCAAAATGATGACAAATCAAAAACTTGTAAGGACTAATTATGTTTGAAGTATTTGGCGGAATATTGGGTGGGGCACTAGGTGGTATTTTCCGCTTGGCTCCAGAAGTTCTTAAGTTCTTTGACAAGAAGAACGAGCGCCAGCATGAATTGTTAATGTTTACGCGCCAGTGTGAATTAGAGACACTGCGCGGTCAGCAGAAGTTGGCTGAGATTGGGGCACAACGGGAGGCGGCAGTTGATGTAGGAGTCATGGATGCTTTTCAGTCTGCCATAGAACAACAAGCCACAATGGTAAAAGCCGCAGGTGGTTGGGCGGCAAGTTTGTCTGCATCTGTTCGTCCTGTCGTAACCTACTGGATTCTCTTGGTCTGGTCTTTTGTGCATCTGTGGTTTGGTTGGAACTCATGGCTTGCAGGCGCTTCTCCTATGGAAGTCTTCAAGATGATGATGTCGCCTGACTTCTCGGCACTTTTGGCTGGAACAATTAACTATTGGTTCCTTGATAGAACTTTGAAACAGCGTGGGTTATGAACCTAGAACTAGCCGCCGCACTGTGTCGTCAATTCGAGGGCTATCGGGCTAGGCCGTACCTATGCCCAGCCAACGTCGCTACGATAGGCTATGGGTCTACTTACTACGCTGATGGGCGCAAGGTAACCCTTGAGGACGCCTCGATGGATGAGCCAACGGCTAGGGCGCTTTTGATGTTTGAGTTGGAGCATACGTACCTGCCCGGCGTCCTACGGCACTGCCCCATCTTGGCAACCGATGAGCGCAAGTGCAACGGAGCCGTGGATTTTGTCTACAACCTCGGCGTTGGGCGTCTGCAAACCTCCACCCTTAAACGTAAAATTAACGCTCAGGACTGGGAAGGGGCTAAAGAACAGCTCATGCTTTGGAACAAAGGCGGCGGTAAGGTTCTGGCTGGCTTAACAAAGCGCCGAGCGGCTGAATGCGCCTTGTTTTAATTGAAAAGGCAGATTAAAATGCCACAACGAATTTAAGAGGTGAACGCATGGCGACTGCAAGTGTTATGACCTATGACAGCTTGGTCGAAAACATCCAGTCTTATCTGGAGCGTACTGACACCGCTACGCTGGACAAGATCCCCCTGTTTATCATGCTTGCTGAGCAGGTTATTGCCTCTCAGATCAAGTTTTTGGGTAACTTGACGGTCAACACCAGCAACATGGTGATTGGGACTTCTACGATTGCCAAGCCATCTCGTTGGCACAAAACGGTGTCGATGAACATCACAGTTGGTGGATCGCGCCAGCCAGTTCTCAATCGCAGGTATGAGTATCTGAGGGAGTATTGGCCCTCTCCTACCGCGACAGGCACCCCTGTCTACTATGCTGACTACGACTATTCCAATTGGCTCATAGCCCCTACGCCTGACCAAGCTTATGCGTTTGAAGTTCTGTACTACGAGCGTGTTCAGCCTTTGGACAGCTCCAACCAAACCAATTGGTTTACCATCTACGCTCCCCAAGCGTTGCTTTATGGTTCCTTGCTTCAGGCTATGCCGTTCCTTAAGAATGACGAGCGCATCCCTATGTGGCAGGGGCAATACAAACTGATCATGGACACGCTTATGGCTGAGGATAAGTTGCGTCTTGCTGATCGCCAAGCGATTGCGAATGACTCATGAGTTACGTAAGCCCCTTCACTGGTGACGTAATCCAACCAACGGACGTAAGTTTCCGTGCGGTTACGTTGTCTGCCAACACGCAGTTAAATTGGCCCAGCAACAGCACGACAAACACCGACTTTGCCGCTCGCATCATGCAGGTGACTGCCACTGCTGGTAGCCTTAACCTGTTCATGCCACCTGCTGATCAAACTTCGGTTGGTAATGATGCTTTGATCCGCAATATTGGTGCAAACACCTTTACGGTCAAAGACTACACAGGCGTAAACACGATTGTGTCTGTAGCCGCTGGCGAATCAAAGTACATCTACATCACTACTAACGCTACCGCTCAAGGTACTTGGGGTGTCATTGCCTTTGGTACTGGAACGTCTTCTGCGGACGCGGCTACGCTTGCTGGCTACGGTTTGGTTGCCAGTGGTGCTACGCTCAATCAAAGCCACCCTAGTTCGTCGATCACCACAGGAACTACCTTTGCCGCTACAGATCGTGCTCAGACTCGTGTGTGGGCAGGTGGGGCTGGTACAGCAACTCTCCCAGCCGCGGCTACGCTTGGCAATAACTGGTTTACGTTATTCAAGAACAATGGGACTGGATCCTTCATAGTTTCTTGTACTGGCGCTGAGCTGATTGACGGTAACTCTACAAAGACGTTTAACCCAACAGAGTCAGCATTTATTGTATGTACAGGCACAGCTTATGTGACTGTAGGTTATGGCGTCAGCTCACAGTTTACTTTTACTGCACTTACAAAGAGCGTAACTGGTGGGGCTGTTACGCTGACCAACAACGAAGCGGCAAACAACATCCAAGAGTACGTTGGCAGTCTGTCAAGCAACTCAATTGTGACGTTCCCTGCTGTGGTGAACTTGTACGTCATTTCAAACCAAACGACTGACAACGGTTTTAGCCTAACAGTGACAACGGGTCTGGGTTTCTCTGCGACGATCCCGCCCGGCCAACAAGCCACCCTCATTTGCGACGGAACCAACTTTCTCAACGCCAACACCACCCAAGCTGGCGCCTCTACGGTGAGCTTGTTGGATGGCACGGTAGGAACCCCCTCTCTTAATTTTGCCGCCGAAACTGGCACTGGCGTGTACAGACCTGCGGCGGGTGAGTTCGGTGTCTCAGTGCTCGGAACTCAAAGATTTAAAGCTACAGCAACTGGCGTCGCTGTGACTGGTGTCGTAGCGGCATCTGGCGCTGTTTCTGGAACAACTGGTACGTTCACCACAGGTATTGCTGGGGGCACGTTCACATGACCAAAAAGGTTTTTGCCCTTGACACCAAGGCTGGCATCCAACGCGACGGAACTGTCTTTGACAAAGAGTTCTACAACGACGGTCGTTGGGTTCGTTTTCAACGTGGTCGCCCACGCAAGATGGGTGGGTTTCGTGAGATTGTGAACGATCTGGCAGGCCCTTCTCGTGGGATGTACCTCAACCCTCAGCAGACCTTCAATAACGTCTTCAGTGGGTATTCTGGTGGCTTGCAGTTGCTTCCAATCAACAACAGCGGTATTGGTTCTGGTATTACAGATATGACGCTGTCTAACTTCACAGCAAACGCGGATAACTTGTGGCAATTTGATACGTTCTATGACGTGAGTGGGTCGGGGGATAATTTGTTGCTTGCGCACCCCGGTCGTAATCTCACCATCATCGACAACAACGTCAACACCCCTGTTTTAGGTGGCAATATCACTGGCACATCATTGGCGGCTCTCGGCGTGTTCACAAGCTCTGTGTTCTTGAACACCACCACGACAATGTACTTGTCTACCCAAGATCTTTTGATTGGTGCTGGGCAAAGCATTTCAGGTACGGGCATTCCTGCTAACACAACAGTTGTGTCTACGAACTTGCGGGTTCCTGTCTTGAACGCTGTAGCTGTAACTGGTATTGCTGGTCAGTGTTCTTGCACCGCAACAACTGGTTTGTATGTTGGACAAACAGTAGCTGTGTCTGGTACTTTAACTGGAACCGCCACAGGTATTACCTCTGGCGTGACGTACTTCATTATTGCCACCAACTTCTCCACGACCTTTACCTTGTCAGCGTCTTCTGGCGGTGGGGCGATTACTACTACGGCTGGAACAACAACTGGTTTGGTCTTCACCTTGAGTCAAATTCAAGATGTGGTGATCTCCAATGCCGCGACGACTTCTGGTGCTTCTACCATTACCTTTGACAACAATGTCTCGGTCTCTGGCGGTGTGGTTACCCTTCACCCGTACGTTTTTGTGTACGGCAACGACGGACTAATTAGGAACTCAGGCGCTGGTAACGTCCAAGATTGGGTCTCTGCTGATGCAAATGAGGTCTCTGTAGCGACTGGAAAGATTGTCCAAGGGCTACCAGTGCGAGGCGGTTCAAACGCGC